CATAGAAAAACAGTTTTGGATGACGGTCTTGAAGTATATGTTATTGAAATGGTTTGGATACCAGACACTAATTGGTGTGATGAGGAAGACTTCACAATGGAATAGGCTATTCGCAAAAATTACAGCCACTATTATGGAAAGGAGGCAACGGGCTATGAATAGTAAAATTATTAGAATCATTGGTCTTGCTGCAACAGTAATCGGATTAGGAGCAAATCTTATTAACGATTGGGCTGATGAGCAGAAGATGAATGAGCAGATTGATAAGAAAGTTAATGAAGCTCTTGCTAAAAGAGACGCAAATGCGAAGGAGTCCTAAAACAAGGACTCTTTTGTTTTATGGAGGTTAAGTATGTCATCAATAGATACAGCTATTGAAATTACTGAATATTGTCTAAAGCAATCAAGAAAAAATAGAGTTGATTGGTATAGCGATAGTTTTATCAGTAATAGCTACTCTATATGGGCGGCAAAAGAGTTGTTGACACGATTGAATAACAACAGGGATATTCCGCCATTGATAACTCTTGAAAATTTTGAAGAGTTAATGGATGAGTACGCCTGCAAAAACATCAACAACAGTTTTTTATTTTCGTGTGCTAAAGATATGACACGATGGATCATTGATTTATTAATCGCATAAGGCGATATTTTGAAAGGAGATTAACACTATGTGTAAAAGAGAAATGACATTAGGAGAAGAAATTATCGGATTATCAACAAGAGGGATTGACACACCTACAGTAGAAAGAATGTACAGAAAGTATATTGAAATGGCTGCTGATAAAGAGTCAAAAGAAGCTATGAGAGCGTATTGCATTAATGATGCACTTGCAATTAAAGAGTTAGTTAATGCATTATTCGGAGCACCAGCAAAGTCCGATTTAGAAGACGCGGAGGTAGGAGATAAAACAACAATTAAGTTGAGCGGATTGGGAGAATTTACGGCAACGGTGCACAAGGTTACTGACGATAAGGTTATGCTTATTTTCGACGATTATGTAGCTGAGAGACCTATGAACGAGTCAGGCACAAATAAGGGCGGATTTGAAGACTCTAATTTGAATAAATGGTTACATACAGAGTTCGTAAAGGCATTACCTTATTCAATTAGAGCAAGACTTGCTGATGTAACTATTCCGACAGTAGGTGAGATGTTTGGCTGGGACGACGAGTGGGATAGAAATCACTTTGAGGCTGATAATGACAAACAGCTTCCACTTATGAAGCAGAGACGCAATCGAGTTGCTTATTATAACAATGAGTGTGAGTGCGGATGGCTCCGTAATGCTACCAAGAAAGAATTTTCTTCGGCTCGTTTCGCTTATGTGTACTACGATGACTATGCGGCCTCCGACGGCGCTTCGGACTCTCTTGGGGTTCGTCCGGAAATCTGGTTGGTTAAGTAAAAATCTCCGCCCCTTGTGGGCGGGGTAATCTATAGGAAAGGAAGTAATAAAAATGCATAAACCCAATATTAAAGCGGCATATAATGCAGTGAAAAAATCAACCATAAAACACAGTCCGGAAATATTGACCGGAATAGGTATTGCTGGAATGGTAACAACGACTGTAATGGCTATAAGAGCAACTCCTAAGGCACTAAAATTAATTGGTAGTGCGGAGCTTAAAAAAGCTAATGAAACAAATATACCATATGAAGGACATAACCTCAGCAAGACTGAAATTATAAAAGTTACGTGGAAATGTTATGTTCCAGTAGCTATAACCGGCGGTTTATCTATTGCTTGTCTGATTGGAGCAAGTTCAGTAAATGCCAGAAGAAACGCCGCATTGGCTACGGCATATTCTATAGCTGAAACATCACTCAAGGAATATCAGAACAAAGTTGTTGAAACGATTGGAGAAAAAAAAGAGCAGACTATCAGAGATGCCGTTGCAAAAGAGAAAATCGATACGCATCCGGCAAAAGAAAGCGAAATTATATTTGTTGGAGATGGCGAGACTCTTTGCTACGATGTATTATCCGGACGATATTTCAAGTCAAAAATTGACAGGATTAAGAAAGCAGAGAACGACTTGAATAGAAGGATGCGAGATGAAATGTATATTTCTCTTAATGAATTTTATTACGAAATTGGTTTGCCATCTATTAAAATCGGCGACGACATTGGATGGAATATTGACCGAGAAGGATATATCGACCTTCGCTATACTTCACAGCTTAACGACAATGATGAACCCGTGTTTGTAATAGATTACGGATGTGGACCTAGATATGATTATAGAAACTTGATGTAGGTTCGCAAAATTTACAGCCACTATTATGGAAAGAATAATAAATTTTTAATCTGAAAGGAGATTAACATTATGGAAACAAATGAAATCATGAATAACGAAGAGGTTATGGACACAACAGAGGAAATCGTAAAGACAGCTTCCAAAGGTGGATTCAGTAAAGTAGCAACTATCGGTGTAGCTATGATTGCAGGCGGTTTAGCTTACAAGTTCGTAGTAGCACCAGCAGTTGGTAAACTGAAAGAGATGAAAGCGCGTAAAGGGTTTCGTGTTGTCGAGAATGAGACCACAGTTGAAGATGAAAACACTGAAACAGTTGATGAGAATGATTCTGAAAATTAAAGAGTTCTTATTCTGACAGAAAAGAGGGAGAGTACCTATAGCAAGGTGCTTTCTCTCTTATTTTTTATTATGGGAGGTATGTTATGAATCAGTATGCTTATAATGGTCCGGTTATGGAATTTGGCAAGTGCATTGCTAATAATTGGGCGGGGTCTACATACGCTGCATCTGAAAAGAAAGCAAAGAATAATTTAGCGTATCAGTTTAAGAAAAATAATAACCGTATGCCAGCATCGAAAATCACTTTGCCTGGGAAATTGTTGGTTATCAATTAGGAGGAATATTTATGGATTCAGAAAAAATTATAGGTTGTATATGCGGTATCGTTGGATTATTTGGAATAGGCTATGCAATTGGAGCAAGTAGTAAGTTGAAGAGTGTAAGCGACGCAGTAAATAAATCTGTAGATTCAATTATTGCTGACGGAAAAGTTGACATTCCAAAAGAAATGATAAATGAAACTATCCAGAACAACGTGAAAGAGATGGTTGAGACAGCTGCTAGATGGAAAGTCAATGATGCGTGTAATAAGGCTGTAAGGGAAGTCGAAACATCATTATTTAACAAAATTTCTGAATCAGCTGAGAACGCGGTAAAGCAGGCGTATAAATCTATGGAAATCGACGCTAAAGAGAAGATTGCTAAGGAACTTAGAAATATAGATGTTTCTGATTTAAAGAATGAAGTGAAAGAAGAAGCTGCACAGTTGGTTAAAGATAAATTATCATCTCAGATGGATGATATTCTGGATACTTATAATGCAAACCTTATGAATGTTCAGAACATATATAGCTCTATTGCAAAGTCAATGAGTGCTAGAGCGTAACTGAAAGGAGAATTGATAAATGGAAGAATACAAGTCCAACTCACATAAATCGAGAGAACGAGCGAAAGCTGAACTACCAGAAAAGAAGGTAGAAAAAATTGTATCCGGTTCTGTTAAGACAAAGAAAAAGAGCGGAATTAATAAACTTGCAGGGATATTTGTTCCGGAAGATGTAGATAACGTAAAAAGCTACATTTTCGAGGATATCGTTGTGCCTGCCGTGAAGGATATTATTCTCGATGCTGTTAAGGCGGTTCTTGGAGTTAAGAGCCCTAGTGGTAAAAGATCGTCCGCAGGCAAAGTATCTTATCGTAAATATTATGAAGACCCAGCACAGGGCAACAGAAGAAATTACAATTCACAGAGTTCTATTGGTGGTTGCGATTTCGATGATATTTACTTTGACACCAGAACTGAGGCAGAAAATGTATTGGCTGCTATGGACGAAATCGTTGCAAGTTACAGAATTGTAAGTGTTGCAGACTATTTCGATTTGGTTGGGGTTGATGGTCCTTGGACAGGAAATAATTACGGCTGGACTGATAATATCAGAAATGCAAGAGTTATTAATACCAGAGACGGATATACTATCAAGTTTCCAAGAGCAAATCCAATAGATTAGGAGGAAGATTATGTACGAGTCAAAAGATGTTATGGTATCGCATCCGGCACATTATCAGAGTGAAACTGGATTAGAGGTAATTGATGTTATTGAGGCATTTACATTTGATTTGAAAGGCATTGAAGCTACTGACACTGGAAATGTACTCAAATATATGTGCCGTTGGAAAAATAAGAACGGCGTACAGGACTTAGAAAAAGCGAGATGGTATTTAGAGCATCTCATTGATCATGTAAAACTTTTAGAAGAGGAGAACAAATAATCATGAAAAAGAATGAAATCATTACAAAGGTAA